ATTGACTTTTTGGCAAATTCATCAAGAAACATTACCGGATTTTTTGGATTAAATTGATCAATAACATCCTTCACTCCAATGTAACAGCTGTCAGTGTCCATCATAATAACACGATCCTTGGGAACATCATCTTTTAAGAATTTGGACAAATGGTTATTAAAGCTTTCCTCTGCCCATTTAATCACAAGCTGACCTGTAAGTGTAATGCCTTCGGCCACAGCAATGTCAAAATATCGGAAAAACCTGTTTCCAATGGCACCATACAAACTGTTCAGCAAAATTTTGATGGCCATTTGTTCCGTTTCAAGACGATCAACTGCGGACGCAACCGCAAAATATGCTTTGGGATTTTGTTGCTCGTGTATTGTTTCCAATTCCTTCTTTTTGTCAATCATCTGTTTTTTAAGAAGAACACGTTTGGAATATAGCTCCTCAACAATTTGTGGCATAAACCCTTGTTTATCTCTTCGGAAACATGCTCCATTGGCCGCCGTGGCCAAATTAGGTTCCGGGCTTATGTGTTTCTTTTCCTGAAGAATCCGATCAACGTCCAAACCGTGCACCGTCATATGACGCACCAATGTTTCTGGGCTCATATTGTATTGCATAATCAAAGAAGGATAAAGACTGTTAAGGTCAAAACTTAGTACCCATTCGTGCATTCCAACAGCTGGATCTTTCACATATCCACCAGGATATGCAACCGCCGCCTTGGGCACACTTGGCGGAACGGCAATATGTTGTTTGGCCAATTTTCGGAAAATAATTGTATCCCAAATGGCAACAGTTCCTAATGTTTCGCTGTAATTAACACCACCAAAATATGAAAGAGTAAAAACAAGATTTAGCAATCCAAGTTTGGCCTCCAACCGTTCAACAAGTTCTACGTCCTTAATGTTGTAATCCAAGAAATGTTGGAAATCATGTTCATACAATTTTGTAAGATTGTTGTGAGTGCCATAATCCAATTTATTTTCACCAAGAACAACTTCTGCAATATTGTCCAATTTGTAACTTTCTTGTTGGCCGTAAGTATTAAGCGTGAATTTTTTAAATAATTCCAAATAATCCAATTGTTGGACACCCAAAATTTCATAATAAATATTTGTTTGTCCTTGAAAAGTTTTGGATTTTTGTTCAACTTTGTTCCACGGTGATAGTTTGGACGCATCGGCATTTCCAAGCACACGAGAAATTCGGTTAATAAGATACGGAATATCAAAGTTAATAATGTTCCATCCAGTAACAACATCAGGTGTGTTGTTTGTGTCACCCCACCAATTTAGAAAATCGAGAAGCAATTCCGATTCATCAACAAATTGTCGGTATTCCTTTTTAAGATGAGGCACACTGCTTGCGCTGACATCATAATTTTTAAGACCCCAAGCAATGTATGTATCACTGCGACTGCTTTTAATTGTTATGGTAACAATAGGATGCACCGCTTGATCCGGTTCAGGAAATCCACCGTCGGCTCCATCAACGCCACTAGGACATTCCAAATCCAAATAACATATATCAATTAATCTTTTGTCATATGGTATTGCATCCGGAAATTCCGCTTGAATAAATGCTGGAATGTGCCGTTCATTGCCATAAATTTTATAGCCGTTAACATCTTCATAACTTTTGGAAAACTCGCGGCATTCACTCATGCTTTCAAAGCGCATAGGTTCCAATGGAATACCGTCCAAGCTTTTCCATTTGGCATTTTTATCTTTACTTTCAAGATAGACCGTAGGCCGAAAGCGATATGTGTTATAAACTTTTTTCCCATCATCATCATACCCACGATAGAGTATGCTGTTCATTTTTCGATCAACACATGTATAAAATCCATTCAGCATAAGAATATTATAACAAAAATCCGCAAAGATGTAAACCAATCTTTGCGGATTTAATAATTTTTATTAATTATTTTTTATTTAATTTTGATAATGCGAGGTTTCTTTTCTTCTGGAATAACCTTTTCCAGCACAATACTTAGGATTCCATTTTGGAGAGAAGCTTCTTTTACAAAGACATATTCCGCCAAAGTAAAGCGCCGTGTAAATTTACGAGCGCTAATGCCTTTGTGACAATATTCTCTTTCATCCTTTTCTTGTTGTTCACCAGTAATTACCAGTGAATTTTCTATTGCCTCAATGTTCAGTTCTTTTATACCAAAACCGGCAACGGCAAGTTCGATAACATATGAGTCATCGGATAGTTTAACCACATTATGAGGTGGATAAACATTTGTATTTTCTTTATGTATATGACTAAACTCTTGAAAGAGTTGATCAAACCCAATGCCAAATGGCGCGTATGTATTGTTTTTCATTTTTTCGTTTCTCCTAATTAAGCGAGTTTTATATGTGTTATCAACAAACCCATAACGGCATTTGTTGTTTGTTACCACCATGGCAACAAAACTTATTTATACAAATTTTCCCTAAAAGAAAATTATTTTTTAGCTTTTACCTCAGCTGCAAGGTCTGCATCTGCCTTGCCCCATGTTCCTGGGCTTTTGGTTGCAAATGAATTTACTCGTGCGTATCCCCACTGCTCTTGAGTTGCGCCAGGACGATGGCCGCTTTTCCATGCACCCATACCGCGGCGCATTACAGCACGAAGAATACCAATAGAAATTCCAGTGGCTTCACTTTTCTTTTGCAGCGCCTTTTCAATTTTTTCATTGTCAATAGGTCCTCGAGCTGTTGATTTTTCATGTAAGGATACCGATTCGTCTATAGTACAAATATCTTGAGTGTTGTATTTTTGAGTTCCGCTGGAAGAACAACTTAATCTATCATACAAATATTTGTATTCTTTAGATTTATCACCTAAATATTCTTTAATGTAATTTAATGCTTTTTGTTGAAACGGTCTATCAAAATCCGAATGTTGCGCCAACAACCAATAATTTTTCCAATCTTCCCTAGTAAAGGTCTTAAAATCAAAATTAATTTTTACAAATTTTTTTAAATTTTCTTTTTCACCGAAAATATCGTCTGTTGATCTATTTTTTAATTTAGCATAAAGCGTTGACCCTTTTGTAAAATCACCTCCAGCTTTATTTTTTACAAAATTCGCATAGTCAGATCTTTCTTTTTGGTCTTGGTTAACCAAGGAAGATAATATTTCAGATTTTTCTGTAATCTCTTGTTCTTTTTTACCAAAAAGTTCTTTATATTTCTTGGTGTGCTTTGAAGCTTTTGATGTTTTAAGACCTTTGGTGTCTCCTGGCATTTTCTTATAAGCCGATGGGTCATCAGAATCCATTGCGGCTTGTTTTGCCATTTGAGCTTTTTTCTTATCAATGGTACTAGGACTTAATCCGGTAAAGTAATCACTTTCAAACAACCAGTCTTTAAATGTTTGTAAACTCATATTTTTTTCTTAACATTACCAATACTGTATTTGCACAAGCAGGTCCAATCTTGTTTTGTTGCATGAGAAAGAATCTTAATTTGTTTAAGAGAAGTTACATCTTTAATATCCTCTCTGTTGCTTACGCGCAGCAAACCCCAATCGGAAAGCAATGTTACAATGGTATTGCGCCTGCAAAGATCTTCATATGTAAAAGTGCTTGGTTTGCCGTCAAGCAAAAAAAGTTCTTTAAAATGAACTATAAAGTACCGCCCTTGCTTATGCAATATGTGGCAACTTTGATATAATGTATTATGATCTTTTTTTGAAGCAACACCAATGCGACCTAATGTTTCTTTAATTTTAAGAAAATCATCTGGTTCATTCAAATATATTTCCACCATATTTGATGGGCTCCAATCAATCATTGTATTAAGATCATTCATAACATTAGTGTTATTTATAATCTAAACGCCTTTACCGTCCACCAACCGTGCGAGATTTTCTCAAACATTCCAAAGCTTGAGCTGTAAATAACGGAAGTACATTGCGTGCTTTTTCGGCACTATAGTTATAATGAGCCATAAGCATGGCCACATCTGCACCATCATCTGCTTTTTTTGACCATTTACTAAACCGTTTGCGCGGGCGAATCAAATGTCGAAGAAAATCATATTGCATTTTAGGTGCACATGCATGTCGCGTGTTCATTTCATTGGCAAACAATACCGTATCTTGAAAATATGACAATCCTCGATTAATCATAAAAGGAACGTATTGTTTATCCACTGCATCAATGTCGGCCGAGGTGTCACTGTAATCCGCTCTTGAATTTTCCATCAAGTTTGCGCCTCTTGATCCTTCATTAATGGAATTAATAAAATCAAATGGAGAAAGCTTTTTAGGGCCTACGGTTTTTTCTTTTGTTTTTGCCGCGGCCATATTATCTTTTCCAAAGTACATTGCTCATCAATTCGGTCAAGCATGCAACCATGTTCAGTTCGCGATCAGCTACAAATGCTGCTTTATAGCTGTAATCTGCAAGAATCAGAACGGCAGATGGAATGGAAGCAGGTTCGGCAGTATCACTAAGCCCATCATAAATCTTACGAAAAATAACGCTGCTGTCAAGTGAACTGTTATTAACAACCCAACTGCGCATACTTTTGAAATCCTTATCGCGTAGGTATGTTGTAAGTTGAGCAATGTTTTGATCACTCATTCCTACAAGAATTTCCGTAGGAATGCTACCACTGGTAGAATATCTTTGGCATTCATTTAGCACTCGGCGCCAGTCTGGAGCATAACGAATAATCAATTCAGCAATTGTCTTTTCCTGGAACGATACACCTTCATTTTTAAGAATGGAAGACAACCGTTTCATAAACTCACCTGCCAATGATGCAAGTTGTTTTTTATTTGTGTTAAAATCAACAACACTGCAACGGCTGTGCAACGGTTCAATAATCCTATTTTTAAAATTACATGTAAGAATGAAACGACAATTGTTACTAAATTCCTCAATAAACCCGCGAAGTGCCGGTTGTGTAGATTGTGGATTTAAGTAATCCGCTTCGTCCAAAATAACAACTTTATAACCACCAGTCAGTGATACTGTACTGGCAAATTGTTTAATCTTATTGCGCAGCACATCAATACCGCTTTCTTCAGATCCGTTAATCAAAATGTAATCAAGGTCCAGCATATTACACAATGCCTTGGCTGCAGTTGTTTTTCCAAGACCTGCAGTTCCAGAAAACATAAGATTTGGAAGTTGACCGCCAGACACAAGTTCATTTAATGTCTTTTTAAGATCGGCCGGAAGGATGCATTCGTCAATCGTCTTTGGACGATAGCGTTCACACCACAAATATTCGTTGTTGTTTGTGTTCATAATATAGTATATAAAGGCGCACTTGTATGTATATGACAAGTG